TAGGATGCGTTCAAACCGATAATCCGTATCGTTTTACCATTATCAGACGCATTGACAGCCGGTACAGACAGCGTTCCAGCAGAAGTAAAGGATGACCAAGGGTAGGCTGTGTCGTTTACGTCCCAGATTGTTCCGGTACTATTCTGACTCATTGCAGGGACAGCACCGAACTTGTGGACGTGCGAAAGACCTTGATAATGATTTGCCGCAACGCCTAATAGTCCATGCGGTAAACGGATAATGTCCTGAATCATACTCATAAGTTACTTACCTTTAAGGCTAATAAGCCACAGTAATAGGGCCACGGCCCCGCCCACAGCACCGAGAACAGCAATGCCAACAGCACCATACAAAAATCCATTCTGTATGGCTTTTTTACGAGCCAGTGCTTTAGCTTCTGCACGTTTCTTTTCGTTCTCCCGCATTTGCTTACGGTTAGCTATGAACTTCTGGTAGTCATCCCACAGTCCTGCCCGACCGTTATAGATAAACATTTGCTTAATTTCAGCTTCTTTCTTACGAATATCTTCCAAGGCAAAAAAAGCATCCATGTCGCCATCTTTAGCTTTCTTTTCTATTTCGCCTTTAGCATCAGCGAGTTTAGTAAGTTGCGGCCCCATCTCACCAACAGATTGAATGTGACCTGCAAACTCTTTGATTGCGCCGATAGCCTCGTTTGCGATCTTGATAGCGGCTATGGCTTCAAAGATCATGGCTACGTCTTAGCGAGAAGGGAAATGAGGAGCATGATGGTTGCACCTGCTGTGCCGATCATTATGGCTTCGATTCGTTTGATTCTTAGAATTGTCTCAGTCCAACGCTCAGTGCAGACAGCCTCATGCTTGGCAAACTCTGATGCAAGCTCATCAATTCTTTCATGTGCTGAAGCTACTGTACGCTTATCCACGTTGAACCTCCTTTAAAGTCAACGAATTATATCAGACGTTTGGTTTTTTAGGCCAATCCTCTACTGCTAACCGAGGCCAGTTTGGATGATCGGGAAGATCACGCAAAGCCTGACGATAGCCAACATACGCATAGCGAGTCTGCTGATTTACATCAGAGAGTTGCGTCCAATCTGATTGCTCTAGCAGATAATCTCTATTGACGCGATTTATCTCTGCTGTTGACTCATCTGGCAAGTCATCACGCGCAGGAGTTGGGGGGTATTGTCCTTCTTCAATCATATAATCACCATGAAGTATTCATTCGATATGCACTTGCAACGCACCTTGGGAAGTATACGTCACTACCAATACTGCTAGTAAAAGTGAACAATCTCATATTCGTTGGAAGATTAGTATAGTCATGTACTCGCCCATGAAAGTATCCTTGAATTGGCCTACCTTTGTCTGGACATATCGGCCCTACTACTTGTCCACGATAGGCACAATTGCCAACCTCTAGTCGCAATTCCATTCTTACAACAACACTGTGTAATGTGCTAGGGAAAGTCGGATTTGTTCCAGAAAAGAATCTTTGCGCTGTGGCAGAGCTTTCAGTAGAGTTATAAGTCCAATTAAAACCATTATGCCAAGAGATAGTAAAAAAAGTCGTAGGCAAGGCAGTGCCTTGATTCATCATCTGGAAGCTTGGGCTAGCATTTTGTGTATTTAGACTAGTTGTGCCATCAACTGTTGCTTGGGTATAGCATATATAAATCATATATGTCCCTTCCGTAACAGTGCCAGACTCTACATATTCATTCCAAGAGATGATGTGTTCTGTTTCATATTCGCTTGATGTATCACTAACTTCTAGCAGTTGTACCCAATCAAATCCTGAACCAGTAAAGATCGCCATTACAAATCAATCCCCACGATGCTGATATAATTAGCAACATCAAATGCTGTACCGCCAAAAAGAGAAAGAGTTACCTTTCTGACTTCAACAACAGAACCATTGGCTCCTCCAATCCTTACAGCCCCGTAAATCATAGTTTCGTACCCAGTGGTTGTTGAATTGTACGATCCGCGAAACATGACGTTCGTGTTGTATCCAGATAGATTTGTTACCTCGATAAACCAATTTGAGTGGTAACTTGGTGAATTATCAATTTGAAAGCCGCCTAAGAATACAGAATTTAAGTTGTTAAGTGATGAAGAATGCCCCCGAGTTGATCCGCCTCGATGAGTCCTGTAATTTCCCGTCCAACGTAACTGGTTGTTGCTAGCATCATAAAAATCCATGATTGGGTCTATTGTCCCAGTTGAGCTTGATGGGTAACACTGAAACTCAATTCTCGTAACCCTGTCTCCAGATGGAATATCTACATTAAATTCTGTCGTAGTCGGACTGCTTGTAGTAACGCTTTGTCTAGCATTATAGTCAAACCCCTCCCTGACAAGATTGAAAGCCATCAGTTTACGCCCTCAAAAACTTGGCCTTCCACCCAATGCTTAACATTTGCCTTTGCAAATTGACCATTATTGTTAAAGCCAATCAACATCCCCAAAGGTTCTTCATCTGCCGATGAGCGATAGGATATAGTGCCGCCGCCATGAGAAATACGTCTTGTCCCAGAACTGGTTATGTAACTATCTTCGGAAAAGAAAGCGGGCTGAAAAAAATGATCGTAACTGGTTCTGATGACTGTTAAATCCAAAAAATCAGTAGGATAAGTTGTAGTAGCATTGTGATAAAAAGAGGAAACGTAATGAAATTCCTGATTTAACGCAGTGCCACTTGTATAATAAGTATGAGTATCAGTAGGAGCCTCATCAACATTATGCGCCTTAATATACATTCGGGTTGCCGCATCATTTGTATTGGCGGCATTGAAGAATCTGATGTATGGCGTTCCCAGTGTATTGGCCTTCATCTTATAGTTGACTCTGATCCGATTGACATAAGGCTCTAAATTTATCAAAAAAAACGCAACGTCTGATGTGGTTATAGTCTGAACGACTTGCTGACCATTTGCACCGTATGTAGTTGCCATTATTCAAACCCCTTCAGTCGAGTGACTTCTGCCTTCAAATCGTCAATCTGAGTCTGCTGTTCTTTAATCGCTTCGATGAGTAGGCCGACCATGTTTGCGTAGGCGACTGACTTAATACCATCCTCGCCGTCTTTGACCACTTCTGGCAGGACTTTCTCTACTTCTTGAGCGATTACCCCTGCATGGCGTGTATCGTCATCAGTATCAGTTCTGTTGAAGGTTACACCACGAATAGCTTGTACTTTCTCAAGCGCACCATCAATCTGTTCGATGTTGTCTTTGATGCGCTCGTCAGAGTTGACTGTCAATTCGCCAGTTAAAGTAGCGTTGCCATTACTGGCAAGTGTAAATACGTCAGCACTACCGTCCCAAGAATAGAATCTTAATTCACCACTCGTAGTCGTGCCTGTACGCATCTGCCATTTAAGCGATCCCGCAGTAGCAAGACGAATGTGAGATTGAATAGCGGCATCAACATACAAACCTGTGTAGGCCGCCCCACTAGCGGAGTTAGTATTCTTAATATGTAACCCTGAATATGGCTCTGCTGATAAATTTGTGTGAGCAATTTCGACAGGGTTATATAGCTTAGTTCTTTCTCCGGCATTGGCGGCAAATGTTGCAAATGTTCTGTTGTCCGAATTATTCCAAAATTGGAACCTTCCACCACCGTCAGTATTCCCACTTGCGTTAGATATAAGCCAAAGTTCTTTTCCGTTTGTGCCATTTGAGTCTAGTTTTATCGCAGGGCCACCAGTAGACGTAGAGCTTATAATCGGCCCATAACTGCCAGTGCTTCCGCCACTGAATGTAAATTGGCCTGAGCCTGTGGTTATTGCGCCGTTACTGCTATTGTTTAGTTTTAATGGGCTAGCCTCTATTGATAATGAGTTGTATGCATCCCCTCCATAGCTGTCAATATAAGCGTTTGACGCATCCGCTTGGAAGTACAGCCGATGATTACCTGTCCCGTTACCGCCGCCTAATCGGATTCCGCCTCTTGTAGCTGATTGCTTTACAGTCAGCCCAACATCATCAGAATTGTCGATTGTCACAGGCCCACTTAGAAAACTTGATGAAGACGTATCTACTTTCGCTAAACCGTTTGGAGTGTAATCCGCAATCGAATCGTAAATCTCTTGGTTAAGAACTGTCGTTCCAGACTGCGTATCTTTGTATGAAATGACTTTTAATTGATGTTCTGCCGCACCACTTATGTCTGTAATTGCTTGGCCGATGAAATAAGCTTCGTTATATGGATTGGCTGTGTACGCAAACTCGATCCCCAACCAAGTAATATTGTCATAGTCAAAGCTAACAAACTTATGACCAGTTCTCTGCCCATGTGATATAAAACTCGCTCTATTATCGGTGTAGACATTATTGACGTATACATCAAAAAAGTCGCAAACATTACCTCCGGTCTTTGCCATCGTAATACGACCATTGACACGGTTTTGATGAGATGTGCTAGTCGTAATAAGCGGAGCAAGTAAGATAACTCGATGGTCATAGGAGTTGCCGGTTCCGCCCGCTAGGTCAAATAAATTGATTGCGCGAAACTCACTTGCATACATACCGATGTTGTTTAATTCAGCCCTGACAGCACCATCTGTAAGCAATCTGAGCTTAGAATCATCATCCGTGTTCCCAGCGTCAGAACTTATATCAAAATTGCTTCCAGATTGGCTGACTGCGGAATAAGTTGAATTATCTTTTAATCTTATACTTGCGGCCTGATCTGTACTTTCAAATATAGCAACATTGTCGATAGTTCCTGAATTAACGTGCAATTTGGCGGATGGATCGTCTTCGTTTATCCCGACTTTGCCATCATTCGTTACTCGCATCCTTTCTACCGCCGCCGCAGATTCAGGGCGCGTAATGATTACTAGATCAGCACCATAGTCATTTGAAGTATTTGCTTTTACAGCCGCAATGCCTGTTCCTGCGTTCTGGTGATAAGTGTCATTTAACTCAAAGACAATCCCGCAAGAATTATTGGCGTTCTCGCTTGTGTTCCTTACTATGATGTTATGCCATGAGCTTGTAGATGCTGAAAAACTATTATCATCAGTGAATGTAATGTAGCTATCACCTGATAGGTAGAGGTCTTTGAAGCGCGAACCACTCAACCCTAAATCAGTGGTAGCATCACTATTACTGCCATCACTAGCGCAAGGCATTACATACCCATCAGAAAATCTGATCCCAGAACCGTTTGTTCCCGCCTCAGTCCTAATGTGGAGATAGCCATTTCTAGTACCAATCGACCCGACTGTTGTGCCGTTTTTGCGGAAGCCAAGAATACCCCCATCGGTACTTGTGCGGTTAATGTCCATCACCACGCCAACATTTGTAGTGGCTTTATAAGCACTAAACAAAGCTAATCCATCGTTTCGCAGTGCCATTTCATTATCAGCAGTAGTTCCTGCGCTATTGGTATTTGGAGTTGTGTTACTTCCAGAAATTAGCAGGTTACCACTAGAGTCTATTCGCATGGATTCTATATCCGTCCCACTGCTCTTGCGGGTTCCGAAAAGAAGTGCGCCAGTAAAATTACCATCGGTTATATTTTCTTTAACGCCAGAAATAGTAGCAAAAGTTGTACTAGCTTCAGATGAATTATACTCCCCAGTAAAAACAATTCCTGATCCAGCGTTTCCTGAATTGTACGCATCAGTGCCTTGAAGCAGAATTGTGTATGGAGTGTCAAACGTATTATTATTAGCCCCTACAACATCTAGATTAGTGGAGGGTGATATTGTCCCTATGCCAACGCGCTGGGTTGAACGCTGAATATTCAACACATCATAATCAGTGCCAGAATACTCTACCCCAAAGGTCACAACATTATCGTCTGTCGTGCCATCGGAGTTAAAGTCAAAGTATCCCCCCGCCGCAGTAGGGGATGTTGGATGGCTTAATCTAAGCAGTCTTTGATTGTTCGTTCCTGCAAGAATATCGAGCGCATTTTCAGTGCTTGTACTGATAGTGACTTGACCAGTGAAAGCGGCCCCAGACAGGTTAGCTTTCAAAGCATCTTCAGCAACTAGCTCGATGAAATTGTTGTCTAATTCCTCATTAGTCAGAGGAGCGTTCTCATTGGTTACGCCAGTACCATCTGTTTGGCGGGTTTTAATAGCCATGTAAAAACGCTCCTCGTCCTAAATTAAGATGCAGTCAGTGTGATCGTCCAAGTGATCGTCATGCTATCGGCGGCGGCCTTGTTGATAACATCGAAAACCACATGGCATAACATATCACCTGCTGACGCGGCATTGAAAATACCTGCCTCAACCAAAGCACCTGTACCAGTACCCGCTGAATATGAAGCAACGTACTCAATGGTGTTTGTAGAGACTGTGGTGCTAGTCAAAGCAACTCGTGCCAGTTCAGTACCCAGAGTTGTATCCCCTGCGGCTACGGCAGTGTTGTCTGTGCCAACAGCCATGTGCGACATAACGTCTTGGCTCGTGCCTTCCATCCGCGAACAGATAAAGTTCAGGCCATCGTTGACAACCAAGTTCTCAGTCGTCTGCTCGTCAATGATATTGCCGTCTTTGTCTCGTAGGACAATTCCGACCCGTCCACTTAGTTTCAAGCTATCTTGTAGCATGGTGTTCTCCTATTAGAACAATGAGCCGGTAGTCCCGACATAGTTTTCAGCAAAATACGTCATCGTATCAACGTAATCTTGCACTTCATACGCGCCTGACTCCGTGAAATTTGCAGAGTCGGACGGGTTCTTACCCACTGATTTTACCTCTGAATCAGAGGTATAACCAATGTTTGTAAGATTCTTGAAGAATTGTGCGTTCTGGTCATCATCGACTGCCGCACCATTTACATCATCTGTAACGTAAATCGTCTCAGTAAATGATCGGCTAAACGCTACAACTCGACTAAAGGACTCAGCAACAGAGCCAGAGTCAGTTAGTGTCTTCGATAGATCGACAACGTGCAGATCAGATAGCGATCCTGAATCAGATGGGTTCTTGCCGACATTAAACACAGAGTCATCTGTAAATGAACCAGAGTCAGTCAGAACTTTACTTGGGCTGTTTGAAATGCTCTCTGTGACGCTTCCTAAGTCAGCTTGGATACTGCCATAGGAAACAGCGTGATCGTCCGCTAGAGAGCTTGTATCGGCCTGTACAAACCTAAATGACACTTCATGCGCTTCAGTTACGCTTGCTGAGTCTGTTTTGACAGTACCTAGGTCAAATTCCTGTGTCTCTGTGAGGTTGGCTGAATCAGATGGAGCCTTGCCAAAGTCTACGGTGTTTGAGTCTGTCAGCGCACCGCTATCATTAACAACCTTGCCATACGCCAGTGAGTGCAGATCGGATGCGCTAAATGCGTCAGATATTGGCCCCCTGACAAAATCAATCGCGTGAGCCTCTGCAACCTGTGCTGTATTTAGACGTATCTTGTTGTACGTCATATTCTGATCGTCTTCGATGGTTGCGTTACCATCAACGTCATCAGTGGCGTTTACTGTGTCAGATAAAGATTTACCGAATGAAAATACAGCCTGTTCTGTGAGATTAGGAAACTCGATTGGATTCTTGCCGTACGCAATCGTGCTGTCATCTGATGCTGAGAAGGCGTCTGTCTCTGGCTTAGATACAGACTTGGCGGCTAGTTGCGTAACGCCAATAGATTCTGACTCATTCTTACCGTAATCGATTGTATGTTCATCTGTCAGGTCTGCTGAGTCAGATAATCTCTTGACGAATAATAAACTGAATATCTGAGACACAGACACATTGTCTTGAGTCCTCAATATCTCAATGAACCGGCCAATAACAATCGCAACTTGAAGTTGTGCGGCTGTTACAGATGCGCTAATCCTGCTTGCGGTGATAGAAGCAAGGACTCGTCCCGCTGATATAGCGGCCTTTACCCTACCAGCGGATATTGCGGCTAGTATTCTCTTAGCAACAATAGCCGCCGATAGGCTCAAACTCACTGGAAGTCTTCTCTCATTAAGAAGTTAAGTGTTTCATACACTGTTTCACGGGTTCCACCATTGAACAGAACCTCAATCTCACCTTCATACTCCCCAGCATCAAGATCAAGATTCCCTGCGGCAAAGACAAAGATACAAATGCCATCTGCGGCCTGATCGGATGTGCCTTGGTTGGTCAGTGAGAACAATACAGTTTCAGAGAACTTTCTACGGAAATGGAGCTTTACTGTTGCATCAGACACGTCAACAGCATCGCCTGTGTCGCTACGGGTTACAGTTGCTTTGATTTGCGGGGCTGTATCCCCTTGTACGAGTTTGATTGGATCAGCCATATCATCCACCTAAGTAAATACAAGCGATTTGTTTAACCTCATCAGCGGATGCGAACGTCACATTCTCGCGTGATTTAGCTACCGTGTACGAGCGAATTATATCATCACTCTGCTTCATACCTTTACCCTGCATATCAGATGCGACAATTAAGTCTCCAACAGAGATATTCCCCGCCTGACCGCAGACGTTGATTTTCCCTTCACCGATAGAGTTGACAGCTATCATCGAATATTGATCTGGAAGGTTTGCGTATTCATCTTTTAAAGTAACTTTTATCCCTTCGCTGGGTTCATTACCAGTTTGCTTGGTTGTCTTAGCTAAAGAAGCAGGGATAAACCCTCGATCATTGTATCCCGCACATACTCCTATAACTCCGACTTGGTTTGCTTCTGAGCTTACTTTCATCGTAGTAATACAGTCATTGACGTTAGGAGAAGCGAACACATCAATATCCACAACAATATCGCCAATCTCAGGCTGAGCTAGCGTTCTATCTATTAAGCCATCGTGCGATGCTGTAAATGGCCCTGTTGTACCTTGGAACGTATAAATCGAATAAGCAGTTCCATATAACCAAGCAATCCGAACGTGCGCGGCAGGGGTAAAAGATGTTCCTGAAGTTATTAACTCCGGTCTTGATAAGTTTTGGGCCGTGCCTCCACTTCCGGCAGACCACGATGTACCGTCTACGGAAACTGTTAAATCTATATCTGTGTATAGATCGAACGCAGGAGCAACCCCGCTTATTTTCTTAATGTAATAGCTGTTTCCGTTTAATTGCGTCATTCCAGAAACGCCAGTTATATAAATTACATCACCATCGCCCCAGCCTTGTGAGCTGACCATGTTGACCCTAACTGGGTTAGTGGTTGCTGTACTAAATATAGTTTGAGCGGCTTCTTGTGCGCCGAGAACAAAATCTCCGCCCATATTCATATACGCAAGTCTTACATCAGAAGTAAACTTCGGCGGGCTTCCATAAACATACCCGCCCAGTAAAGTAGCCGCACCGTAAAAATCGCTGTGTCCATAACTATTGCTGTTTTCTGTAATCGCCTGAAGAGCTGGCCCCAACTCAGCGTAACCTATGACTCCGCCTTTAATAGCGGTTCCAGAGTCGTTATCGTATCCCTTTCCGCCTATTGCGAAAGAAGAGGCTTCAAATCCTGATCCAGAACCCGCTGGCCCGACATATCCTTTGTAATGAGGATTTGCAACTGTGCCACCGTATGATTTAGCTGAGAATGCTTCAGTCTTTTCAAATGGAAGTGAATCATCCTCTACTTGTGTTCCTGTTAGCGACCCCGCAACAATTCTTGTCCCGTTGTAATCATTCTGATGAGCAACAGTTGTTGTGAATCCAACGGTTGCTGATGCGTTACTTGCAACACCAAATCTATCAATTATCCTGTAATAAAACTGATAAGTGCTACCTGCGGTAAATCCATATAAGATAAATCGAGGACTCTTCTGGAATACCGTTGAGTAATCCCCTGAAGTTCCTATGCGGTAGTTAATTTCATAGTAATCGGTAAACTCGTATGTCGATGAAGTTGCAGTGAACAACAAATATCTTTTGCTTGCGCCATCCGTATCTGTCTCAGTTTCAACAGTCAAAGTGGGTATTGATGGAGTGATCGGATTCTTGATGAACTCAACCTTCGGCACGCTTATCGTAGGCGGAGTTACAGTGGCAACCTCGTCATCCTCGTACCAAGTGTAGAGCGTGTCGTCATGCTCTAATAAAGTAAAGCTACACGAGCTGTCGTTATTGATTGTCATTGCCCTGACCTTAAACTCCTTGTTAGAGAAGTTAAGGGCTGGATAGTTCAGCACCACCTTGTCGCCTACTTCACATACGAGGCAAGTGGCATTTGGGTTCTGGCTTGTTAGATTTTGATGAGCGGTAAAACTAACAGTTAAATTCTGCGAACGACTAAATTCCAGCGCAATCTTAGCTATATCTCTAGCCTGATAGACTGATGTTGTAGCAGGAAGATCAATCGTTGTTTCTTGTATGAAGTTATTATCTGCAACTAAGAATGCAGTATGTTCTGCGCTACCTGTCTCTGGATAACTCACCTCATCAGGCTCATAATTCTTTTCTTTGTTTACAAAGTTAGCAATGACGCGATTATATCTATCCTTGCGGGATGTACTTTGTACTGAGATTCCAGAAGCGATATTGTCAGCATCGAACGTAAAGGTACTGGACGCAGGATCATCGTCCACAATGATCTTATACACGCCATTACTGTACGGAAGCATTCCTCTGAAGCTTTTCAGCATGGCCGCTACGTTACTGAATATTTGAACGCTCGTATCGACAACCATGTTGCAGTTATAAAGGTTTGTAGTGCCTGATGCTCCAGTATATTCCGTCACCGATGTGTCAATGAGATTGGCGGCTACTTTGACTGATACGTCGTCAATCTCCGACGAGGGAATGCCTTTGCCGTAGTTATCATCGAACAAATAGTCGCGCAAACAAATGACATTGTTGTCAGTCCATTCCCACGTTGTAACATCATTTTCACGATGCGTACTTACACCAAGTAAACTGTCATACCCATCAGACGTACTATCCTTGCGTGGATCATATATTTTGCGTCCTTTTACGACTGCTTGGATATTCGGTAGCCCAGAAAACACATTTGAGTCGTACTTCAGCCGAATACCAAGATAAGCAAGGCCGCTCAATTTGTGAGTAGAAGTCCAAGATGTAGCTTCTGTCAGAGTTGTGCTAGCTGTCTGATTTGATTCACCAGTCTTCTTGTCAATCGTAACCAGACCTGAAAACTGAGAATCTGTGGAAAGAACATCGTCAATATAAATGTCGCCAATAGAATGTACCGGCCCTTCACATAGCACTAATGCAATGTACAAATACTGATTATCCGTGCCGCCCGTCTCCATGAAAACACGAACGCCGCCGACTCTACGCTCACCATAGATGACAGGTATGTGAGCATCATTGGCTTGCTTATTCAGTAAAGCTGATCGTTGGGAAGCAGAAAAATCGCCAAAATCAGGAATATCAACAAACAGCTCGACTAGCTCGGTGAACCCGCCGTTAATTTCTTCTAGCGGATTGTTTAATAAACCGCCAGCCGCCTTAAAGGTATTTCTAACACCGCTAGTGGCGGCATTGAAGTTAAGATTACTTTTTGTTTCTTTCCAAAGATTGTCTATTAGACCCATTACGCAACACCCCACTTCATGTCACGAACGGCTTCTGCGGCAAAGTCCATCCCATCATCCGCTGAATCATATTGATGCTGTGAATTGGTGTTTGTTCTCCTTCCGCCAATTCTTTCAAAGTCAGCCCAATGAGAGTCCGCTGTCAACTCTAATTGACTGCCATCTTCTTCGCTTAGACTCCAAGTGGACAAAAGACCCTTAAACATCAGGACTGGACTACCAATGATAGATGACGAAGAATCACAAGCGGCTAGATAGTAAAGAACTTCGCCGTTGTGCCAGTTATACGTCTGCATATACTGTGCAAAACTACCTTCGGCAGTGGATATAGAAATGCCCAACTGATTGTTTTGCAACGTGGAGCTTTGCGCCACCCCTCCTACATTCACAAATAGCTCGCTTGCTGTGTAAGTATTTGAGTTGTAAGTCACGTCGATAGGTGCAGATGTATATCGTATAACAGTCGTCGTCAGGTCAACGCTGACTAGATGCAGAATGTATGAAGAGTCCGACTGAAACGAAGCAAGAGTGCTGGAATTGATAGTCCGTGCCATTAGTAAGACTCTCTAAAATCAACTTCAAACGTATACTGATTGTTAGAGTTTAACTCAAATTCCTGAATATCATTGACCAATCTTACCTGCACCGGCACATCATCATAGACAACCGTATGAGATGTTGTCACAGCCTGAAGCAAAGCAGGAAATATTGTCAGCGTTCCATTGCCGCTACGATCCTCTGTAACCATGTAGACCTTTGTATGGTTGGAGAACTTGACTAAATCACCTTTAAGTAAAGTCCCAGTAAGCCCCACAGATACAGTTGTTGCTCCTGCGCTGGCCCCAGAAGTAATCGTGCAAGTGCCGCTGGCAGTCCCGCGAGCCGAACTAATTTCTGTTGGAGTGACTGAAAACTCTCCAAACTGACCGCCCTGCGAAACAAGAAATGCGTACACAGGGCCAAACTCTGCCTTAGTAAGCCTGTCATATCTAGCTGAAAACTCCCATCTCTGAGAATTTAATGAGCGAACTGTGCGCTTCCCTGAGATAGATGTATTAGAGGTAACCGGAGAATTAGACCTGAAATTGACTGACTGAAACTCTGGATCAGTTGGATAGCTCATACTAAGCCTCTCCTTCCACGATTATTCATTGCTTGGTTAATCATGCTGACAATCATACCTCGTCTTGCGACAAGAAGTTGATCGAATCCTGATGCATCATTCGCAGTGATCTGGAAGTTAATATTGACTGTCTCTGACACAGACTGAGTGCCAGTAGAACCCCTGAGTTTCTCATTCGGGGTGACAGTGCCGCTTCCGCCCATCGTCAGCAGTTCTGGGCCACGTTCTCCGACAACATAGGTTTGACCACCACGAACCTGCCCACCAAGCGCACGGCCCTGATATTGTTGTGACTGAATTGATGCTACGTTGGCTAATCCCATTGCTACGATCCCTGCCGCCGCCGCGATACTCCACGGGAGCGGAATCTCTGCAAATGCTTTTGTTGCGGCGGCATAAGTATCCATAACCGCCTTGCCCGATGCGTAAGCCTTGTGCGCTTCAAATGCTGTCTTGTTGTATTGACCCAAAGCCTGAAGGCCATCAGCCGCAGTCTTGATTGCGGCATCTTGAGTCTTCTTGTCTAGCTTTTTCTTTGCTTCACCAAACTCTTCCTCAGTAATGCTTTTCTGAGCAAGGAATAATTTGAGCTTATCTAGTTGTCTTTGGTACGAAAGGTCTTGCAACCTCTCCTCTTCCAATAGGCCAGCTTGACGTAACTCAGCAATCGCCTTATTTCTATCGTCTTCAAAGGCTTTTGCCAGCTCTAACTGAGCTTGCTTTAACGCCTCTTGCTCTCTCTGTCTGGCGGCGGCTACCTGTTGACTAATTCGCAATGATTCGCGCTGTTCATCATTTAGCTCTTTCTGACGCTCTTGTTCATCAATTTGCTGTTGTATTCTTACTGCCGCAATCGTTACTCGCTTCATCTGCTCGTCGTTGAGATTTTTTGTCGCGGCTGTTGCCATGATCTGCTGGAATACAGATTTACCTTGCTTTTGAGATTGTAGTTCTAATGACTCAATGTAACTCTTGCGGGCGGCCTTCCGAGCCTCTTCTTCTCGATCTGCTTTCTTTTTGGCCTCTTGATCTGCCTTAAATGCCGCAGTAGCCTCTAACTGCGCTCGACGAGCCTTGATCTGATCTTCAGTAGCACCTTGCAATGAAAACCTAAACAGCTCTGCCTCGATTGCGCTCATTCTAAGGGTAGCTACTTGTATTCTTCCTTGATTGAGAGTTTCCTCAACAGCCTTTTTCCTGCGCTTCTGAGCTTCCGTTTCCTCGTCAACCTTGCCGGTTAATATGTCAAAAATATCCGACAGTTCTTTGTAAGCCTGTTTTTGATCTTCTACGTTAGCTTGCGCTATCAACAATTCTTCGCTTGATTGAGCAAGAGCTTCATCGTAATCGATGACTCCGTTTTTTAGTTGGTAGTAAATAGACGCAACATCTTTCCCGCCCTTCTGGAAGGTCTGATTCGTGCTTATTGCATCTTGTAAAGATTCTTCTGCTTGCTTGATTGCTTCTCTAGTTTCGCGCATTTGCCGAGCAAGTATTGCTCCCCTCGCCGCTTTTTCAGCTTCGGTCAGCTCATATATCTTATCTTTGACCCCCTCAAGACCTTTTGTTGCCTTTTCGAGCTGTTCGTTGGCGGCTAGCAAGCTATTGACAAACGGCCCTGCAATGATCGCGCCGACTGCAATCAATGCACCGACGACAGCACCAGTTGGGCCAAAGATAGAGGCAATCTGCGGCCCCTGTTGCGCGAATATGCGGAGGCCATCAGTACCCATTTGTGCTTGGACTGCAACATCCTGCAACTGAACAGATAATTGACCAGTAGTATTAGTTAGAGCTGAGGTTGCGCCCCTATATCCTTTTAAGAGAGGAGGAGCTTTTTTCGTTTGTTTATTTAATCCATCAACGCCGTTTGCCGCTTCATCAGCGGCTTTCTTCATTCTGGTAAGCTCTTTTTGAGCGGCTTTTGTGCCTACCGTCTCAATCGCAATTTGTAGCTTTTCAATATCTGTTGCCATAACTAAACCTTATGCTTCGCAAGCTCCATAATTGCTGTGACCTCCCACCAATCCAATTCTGATTGAGTGAGGCGCATATAACTTTCTAACTCAAGATAAGTATGCTCCCTGAGAGAAGTATACGCATTCCAACTATCAGTATGTTGCCAAGATAGCTTTGGCGCGTTCAAAAGCTCTGGCGGTGTGACCCCGCGACTTTTCTCAACTTGTTTCAGCGTTTCGTATCGACTGATCTTTGAACCTTCGGGAAACTGGTTCATGTGATAGCACCATTTCCCGTAGGTCACAAATTCATCAATCAGTCTTCGGTAAAATTATCCCTATCGACAATGAACGCAAATATCTGACTGACAACAATCGGAGAGTTTTCACACAACCACTGAGCATTCTCTTCAGAATATTCAAATGGCTCTCCTCCTTTATTCAAGTTGTCCCAGCTAATGATGACGCTTGCCACCATAGGCCATAGATATTCATGGTCTACAAAGTCAATAGACTCTTCATCTTGATACTTCCTGCGCTGTGCTTTACTTGCTTCGCGCCAAGATTTTGAGTCAGTACCCTTGACCTTAAATACTGCGTCCTCTTTTTCACCAGTTACCTGATTTACGAGCTGGAACTCCATCCCAGCTTCGTGCCTTTCAACTGTTGCCAGTTGTTTAATCTCCATAAAACCCCCTAGGTTTTATTGTTTCTAAATTATGCCGGTGTACGGGTAATAACGAGCTGTGAAGCGTCAGCACTGCTGTACAAGGCAACAAAGTCCATGCTCACTGTAACCGCACCTTCCCCTGAAACGTCCGGCTGTCCTGAGTTAAACTTAACTCGCGTCAAATCGATGATGTAGTCATTCCCTGCTGTATCTGTCAGTGTGCATACAATGTCAGACTCAGTTTCATTTAGGAACTTCTCGTACAGTGCCTTGCTGTCGAAGTAAGTGGTTAGTGAACCAGTGACGCGAGACTTGCCAATCGAAGGGCGGCTAGTTGTGTCATCACCTACCGAGAACAAAGGCTCCAGACCATTCTCAATAGAAATATCGAGTGCTGTGACTGTTGCGATTGAAGAACCACCTTCATTGATCGATCCAGTAAATGAATCAAACGGTGTATTGCCAATGTCAGCAGAATAGGTTGATGAAGCAACTTCAGCAGTATCAAGTGCTAAATCCTTACCTACAACCCCGAAAGTAGTGCTAACCATAGCATTTGGGCTGATCGACATACTCATTGTGTTGAACTCACACCCTGTATAGCGATGAAACTCTGGAGTTGCCAAATCTGCGAACTTACGCTCAAGAGTGAAAGAGCGACGAGTTGTGCCTGTCTTTAGGACGTTAGTTGTCCAAGTTCCGCACATCACAGCTTCAAGAATGTCGTCAAATGCTCCGTATTCTAATTCAGCGGAAACATCCCCTGAAACAGACTTGTTGCCATGACGAAAATCTTCGACCTGCCGGTCACCGCGCAGTTTCTCTGATTCAATGCCATCTTTTGACAAAGCCAAAGTCGTTCCTGTGTGCGGTAAAGGAGTCCAAGTTGGTGTTGCTGGAGTAGTTCCATAGGTACTCTCTGCAATAAAGTGCAGGGAATGTTGTGCGCCGTTTGCGATAGCCATTTTTCCTACCTCGCGTCAGTATAAGTTTGAAAATCGACTGTCACTGGCACGAAATGAAACGCACCCTCAGTCACAGCAGGATCAATCGAAACAGATCGAATCCTGACATTTAGACCATTATAAGACAAAACAGTGCCTCTCTTAAAATGATCTGCCACAGAATCAGGAATCGTAGAACGCCCTGCCCCTGCTGGATAAACAACATCTATTTGATAAATGCCGTTTGTTTCATCCTTGCCAGTAGAGCCAAGCCCTGCTTGTACCGTTCCTGTTGGTAAAAAGGATGGACTAAGAAAAGTTTGATTTGCCTCTGGCTCAAACTTTGTATTCGGCCAAGCGATAGAATATCCGCCACTCAGTGTCGATAACCTACCATCTAATGCCGCCTGAAGATCATTGAAATGAGTAGCCATTAAACAGCTCCCCCAGCTCGTATTTTGGAGATGAGCTTTCTAATGTTAATCCTGACCATTCCTGCCGGAGCTTGCTTAGAGAACCCATTGACAGTCTTGCCTGTTGGATTCTTTGGAGGATTTGGATACAAGCCATATTCCACAACCCTCGCATATGGAAGATTGTTAGCCATGTAAAAAGTCTGCCCTAGTTTTAAAGAGTCAACGGTTTTGTTGATTCTTGCGATGGACTTTTTGCCACTACGGTCAACAGACTTAGTTCTACCCTGCGGGAAATTTCCCTTGGATGCATACCAATTATTGATTAGCAGACCTTTATCTTTAGGGGTTTGCCTGATGATTGCTCGTGCAGTTACGCCAATTAAGTTTTTGACGCGCTTTTCCGCCTTATCAATAATCCTTGCAGTAGCACCTTCCAGCCTTTTGCCAAACTTACGACTCACTTTCTCACCTGCAAGTTACACGCTAGTACAGTACCAGCCGGTTGAATGTTAGATACTGCAACAACTCGAAAGTTTTGACTATCAAGAGATACAGTATCTCCTACTTGATAAGCATGGCCTTCTGCTAAGACTCGACGATCACCCGCCTCAATATTATCTAAGGTTAGCTCTTCGGCAGAATAATCAAACACGCAAGCGTACTTTGTAAACGTCGTAGTAGTTTGCGTCTTCTTGCCTGTCGTCGCGTCATACGCTCCATCTGCCGTACGAGTGAACGTCAACTGCCTCCCGAACTTCTGAAGCAAGGCTCCAGCACTATTCTGTAACGCAGTGTAATTGAAGCTCATAGTCTTCCTACGATAGTCGCCGGTTGCACCAGTTTACTCAGCGCAGAGGTAAGCGCAGGGGTAATCGTACGGTTCTCGCTGTTATCAGCGTATTGAATCTCAATATCACCGATCTTCTCGCGGATTGTCCTGCGGTCTTGGTTATTTAGTTCTGAATACCCGTCTGCTTCGACTTTAACAGCCTCGTACACGGCTTTCTTCACTTGGGCAGGTATTTCCGTCGCATCAGCATAATAGCCGTCTATGAGGGCTTCTGTGCGAGGCCATTGGAGGAGTTGATTTTCATTAGCTTTGTTACCAATGAACACTAATTGTTCAAAGTAATCCATTGCACGAAGCACATAGCGTTCAAGCACTGTGTCTGAATCTGACGCACTAATCCCTCGTGCGTTCGCCCATGCGCGATAATCAGCTAGGGTAATGTAAGAATTAGCCCCAGAAACGACTGACCCATCTTCGACTACAAGTGCCATTACTCTTCCTCTTTGAACCCGCCGGATTTGTATGCCGGAATCATTGACTCGTGTGCATACGCAACTCTGCCGTCAGCGTGAACCATCTTTGTCGTCCCTTTCGGGGCAGATGTAGTTTCAACGACAACCTCTTCTTCGACAGCCACTTCCTCAACCACGTCTTTCTTAGCCATGATTATGCTTCCTTGTAACCGCCTGATTTGTAGTCTTCAACCATTGATGGATGAACACTTGCTGTCTTGCCCTCGTCATTAACCATTGTGACAAGCGCATTGGATTCTTTCTTTGGAGCCGCCTTCTTAACCGCTGGCTTCTTAGCCGGAGCTTTCTTTGCGGTAGTCTTTGATTCTGCCATCTTCAGCTTCCTCATCAAAAACGGGGGCCGAAGCCCCCGCTACTTTTAGCCAACCAATGTGGCAATGAAGTCAGACTTCCAAGCCTTAACACCCCAAGATGCCGCAACTTCGATCATAGTCTTACGATAGCCCTTATAAACACGGACTTCAAAGACCAATCCTGAAACTGGGTCTTGAACTGTCATAGCGTCGTCTGCTGTGTCTCCGCCTTGTGGTACTGCTGGCGCACGAACCGCCAACTCAAGAGCGCGACGATGGAACGCAATGTTCGCTGTGTAGCTGTTGCCCACAGTGATCGCGTCGTTGTCAGCTTCAGCCGCAGTCAAACCAGTTCCGCCGATGACGAATGAACCGCCAGACAGAGCTGTGTTTACAACGTACTGAGTTGATGTACCTGCGAAGGTCACAATGTCACCTGCAAGGATAGTTCCTGTACCAGTGTCAGTTGCGATTGTCGTATCACCGACAGCAGATGAAGCATCGTTCAACAGGTAGCCAGTACCAGTACCCTTGGTGTGAGTGCTGACTTGTGCAGACTCGCGGATGCCCAGACCTTGAAGGTCAAGCAAAACGCCCTGACGCAGAAGATCAGTACCGCCAGCAGTGTTTGCTTGCTGTAACTGAGCCAACTGACGCAAGTTAGTTCCTGCGAGAGTGTTCAGTACAAGTGATACTTGACCGTCGTTTTGTGGCATACCGTTGTCAACGAGGATTTGGCGAATCTCAGCAATCTCTGAGAAGTTAGAGCCAAATGGTGTTGTACCGGCAGTACCGAACGCACGAGAAGAGTTGGTGTAGGCTTCTTCCCACAAGTCCTGCTCCATTTCGTTTGTCAGAGTACGCATTGCCTGAGCAATCTGGTCACCGTACACAGTCTCGTATCCAATACCGTTGTTCAAGTGGAGAATGTCTTCACCAGTGTACGGAATCTGAACTGCACGAGCGTTTGTGATGCTCAGAGTCTTGTTATCAACAGTCTGATCGGTTCCTTCTGGAATCGTCATAGACTCTGATACATCAACTGCTGTTGCTTCGCGTGTGAATGATGCACGAACTACGTCACCCTTCGCCGCACGCTCTGAGCCGTTAGCGTTAATTGTAGATGCAGGGATAAAGCCAACCAGCTCACGCCCTACTACGTCTGCGGCTTTGTAAATGTCTGCCGCCAAATCTGTTAATACGTTAGCCATGTGGCCTCTCCTTAATCATTAAATACTCTGCCTCCCTCTTTCAGGAATTGCGCTCGTTGACCTTGCGCTAATGCCTCAAAATCTGTTCGGCTGATCTGTCGATTGCCCACATCGGCCCTGCCTTGTGAACGAGTGGCCCCGCCACCAGTTGCTTGGATTCCATCGACTAAGAACGGAAAATCGTTCTTGACCGTAGTCACCAAATCATCGAGCGAACTGACTGTCAGTTGACCTGAGTCATCAGTCACTCTAATTTCTCCATCTAAAAGCGTAAGTCTCTGACTTAGCTTTTCTTCCAATAATTTTGCCTTACCTACGTCTTTTGTCAACGTAGAAGCAATCTTTGTGGCCTCCGACTGCACTTTTTGTCGGGTAGCCAGATAATTCATTTCTTCGATTTTTTGGCGTAGAGTTTCGGCTTCTTGCTTTTGGCTTTCATAAAGCTCTTGGTATTGCCCGTTTTCTTTAGCATACCTCTCTTGGTCAGCTCTGGCCTTGGCATCTAGCTCCTCCTTCGCTCGCTGTGCGGCTTTCTTCTCAGCCAACAGCTCGTCGTTTTTCGCCTTGAGTCCCGAAACTTCTTCCGCGACTTTCTCTTCCAGACTCTTATCCAGAGTCTCCTTGAACTTATCGGCCAGTTGTTGCTTGACCGTATCGTCCAGTTCTACTTCATTTAGAAATTCCATGCTTCACCTCTAGCTTCGCACGTTGAGTCTCAGACTCCAGTTACAATTTTAACCTATTAAACACTTCAGGTTCGACTTTTCTTAACTCATCGAGCGTCAGGGTTTTCCCTGAATCATCAACGAACTTAGAAAGATTTAAGCCCCCGCGACGAAACAACCGTCCTCGCGTGACTCCTAATACTTCATCTTGGAAAGATGCGGGTTGTCTAATCAACCATGATTCATACGTTGTGGTCTGCCTGACCTTTGTCTTACCTTTTGCGCCTTCTGCTGTCCGAGGCTTTGGCTTTTTTACCCGATCCTCAAACCCCGCCTTCACTACCGGAGTGATCGTCGAGCGACAGTTGAAGTGCGCCGGAGGCTTCGGTGACTTTTCAGGATCATCCGTCAATGGATATATTTTTCCATCTCTCCCTGCACAAATGATCGACGTACGAGAATCGAGTACAGCAACCCACTCATACCCATCAAACAGACCAATGTTTTCTTGCAGGACAGTATCTCTCGTTTTCACGGACACATGATTACTGATCGTGCGGATCATCGAACCTGCTTGCTTCTTGTGCAATCCAGTCACAGATTCAGCCCGTCGTCCGATCTGAAAGTTATCTTCCCGCATCGTCACACCATCTCGAATGGCTTGCATAAGCTGAACGGTCTTGGTTTGCCGGAAGGCATTTGCCACTCCGCGCACCGTTGCACCCGCCACTCCAGCGAGTAAAACTTCAGCAAAAACAGATAGTTCCGTGCGAAATGCAGAAGGTACTGTAATATCTTCTCCGATGATTCGACTGAGTAATCCTGCGTTCCAATCTACTTCTTGGGCCGCAAGTTCCCGTGCATCATCAGCAACTTTGTCTGCCAGAGCTTGATATTGCTCCTCGGCAAACAGTTGGACTTCATCCATAAATCGGTTCAGACGTGCAAGATCAAGATCAGTCAGCTCCTCGTTGCGAAGTTCATCCTGAATCATCTCTTTTACACGGTCTACATATTGCGACGCTTCTTTCTCGCGCCCTGCGGCATACCTTAATATGAAAATTTGATGCCTTGTTATGGCATCTTGTATCTCATCAGAAAGTGCCATTGACTACCATTTCGTTTTATCAGCCCAATATGCCGCAGACATTTTGCCCTTGGCGATGTTCTTTGCATGACGCGCCTTGAATGACGCACGTTTCTTCTTCATTGCTTCTGACTCACCGGCTTTCGGTTTACCTGCGGTCTTCGCGCCCTGTTCGCCAAATCGGATGGTCTTCACCTTATCCCCGACTTTTGCGACAACGACGTGAGATTTTTTCGGGTGACTCGGCGTTCTCTTGGGTTTGTTGTACCCAGCAACACCTGCACGAGCGAGCCTAGGGTCTTTCTTAGCCACGAGTTGCTCTCCTCACTGCTTTCCTTTCGGACGGCGTGTACTTGGCTGTTTGCTTTCCTGATTTTGTTGCTTTGTTTTTGGCTCGGCTTCCTGCGGCCTTTTGACCGGCTGATAGTGATTCCCGTGCCTTCTTCGGAAGATAGCGAGACTTACCTTCTTTGCCAGTG